GGGACTGGAGCCTGGGGACAGTATGGGCCGCAGTCACTGGCAGGGAATGGTTACAGATTTAGAAATACCAGACACCAAGAATTACGTCATGTTTGACGATGACAAGATAGACATTCTCAGAAAGTACCTGATGGGTGGCGCTGCGGTTGGATTATCCGGCGCAGTCGCTAACGAACGAATCAAGCGGAAAGACCTAGAGGGAATTTGATGCCAGCCGAGATACCGATCACCGAAGAAGGTAAAGCCCGCCGCGCACGCGCTATGGCGAAAGCCAAGCTGGAAGTACCCAAGTCAAAGCAGACTGTGCAGGAAGTGCAGGCGTGGCTCGAAAAGCAGCGCAAGCTGGCTGACAAGCTGGCCGAAGCGATGATGACCAGGGTGCGCTGACAAATGCCTATTTACGCCTACCGATGTGATTGCGGTCATGCTGGGGACTACGTGAGTTCTGTAGAAAGACGCGGCGAGTTACCCGACCACTGCGGTCAGCCCGTGAAAAAGATTATATCCCGGTCCTATGTCATTGATGACACCAAGCCGTACCAGTCACCGATAGACCTGACCTGGATTACTACCAAAGCCGCCCACCGCGACCATATGAAGCGGCATGGGGTGATTGAGGTAGGCAATGAAAAACTAACCCGCCCGGCGACTAAGCAGTATGAGCCAACGGGCATTAAAAAAGACATATACGAGGCAATGCACAGATGAGCGAAGACCTGACTATACGTGAGCAACTTGAAACGTCTTTTGAAGACGCCGAAAGTCCAGCCGTAGAGGAAACTGTAATTGTAGATAAACCCGTTGCAGATACCCCGCCGGAAACCAACACAGATGCCCCTGTAGTGGTCACAGAGGGGGATGATGCACCTATCACCCTGACCGCACCAGAGCACTGGTCAGAGGCGCACAGGGACACGTTTACCGCACTCGCCCCCGAGGGCCAGCAGTTCCTGTTAGACCGCCACAAGGAAATGGAAGGTGACTACACCAAAAAGAGTATGGAGCAGGCCGACTACCGCAAGACCTGGGAGCCGGTAGAGCAGATATTTGCCCCGTATCAACAGCAAATGGCGCAGACAGGCCAGGTGCCCGCTGATTTCATTGGGCGGATGCTGAATTTTGAGCAGAGGTTCGATGCCGACCCTTTAGGTGTTGCGACTCAGCTATTACAGGAAAAGGGGATAGATATAAACAATATCCCCATATCAGGGCAAGAAGGGTTTGTTGACCCCGAAATAGCCAATTTAAGGCAAGAACTAAACCAATTACAGGGATCACTCGTCCAGCGCGAGCAGTCGGACTACGACACACGCCGCACAACGGTTGATTCCAACATCCAGAACTTTAAAGACGAGAAGACGGAAGCCGGTGAACTGGCCCATCCCCATTTCGACTTGGTTCTGGACGATCTAGCGGCACTCGCCGCCGTCGAAAGGCAGGCGGGCAGGGAGCCGGATTTAGGTCAACTGTATGACAAAGCTGTATGGATGAATCCCGAAGTACGCGAAACAGTTCTCAAGGCCCAGCGTGAAGCAGCCCATGAGGACGACCTGGCGGGACGGAGACAGAAAGCAGCAAGGGCGCAGGAGGCAGGAAGAGGCTTGACTGGAACCCCTGACGGGGCAACACCGAGCGAGGACAGGTCGATCCGCGAAGAACTTGAACAAGGATGGAGTGGCTAATTATGGCTTCCCCCAATTTGAGCGAACTCGTAACAACTACGATACGAAACCGCTCTAAAAAGCTGGCGGATAACGTCAGCGACAACAACGCATTGTGTATGCGGCTAAAGCAGAAGGGTAACGTAAAGACCTTCTCCGGCGGGCGTAACATCGTGCAAGAACTGGAGTACGCTGAAAACAGCACGTACAAGCGGTATTCCGGTTACGAAGTGCTCAATATCTCCCCATCGGATGTATTCACAGCGGCAGAGTTTGAAATCAAACAGACTGCGGTTGCTGTAAGTATCTCTGGTTTGGAAGGTCTTCAGAACTCCGGTAAAGAGCAGATGATTGATTTGCTTGAGTCTCGGATCAAGAATGCAGAGCGCACCATGTACAACAACATGAGCACGGATATTTATTCCGACGGTACGGCTGACGGTGGCAAACAAATCGGTGGACTTCAATCCCTGATTGCTGATGCTGGCGCCGGCACAGTGGGTGGAATCAACTCTTCTACCTACACGTTCTGGAAAAACTCGTTCTATGACTTCTCGGCGGCGTCAGGGGCTCCAACCCCAGGTAGTGCCACTATCCAAGCAGCCATGAATGCGCTTTACCTGGATTGCTCACGCAACACCGACCACCCGGACTTGATCGTAGCCGATAATGCCTACTTCACGTTCTACTGGACGTCACTGCAATCTAACCAACGGTTTACCGATGAGAAGATGGCAGCGGCAGGATTCGACAACCTCAAGTTTATGGGTGCCGATGTACTGTTTGATGGTGGCCAGGGTGGCGCTTGCCCCGCAAGTCATATGTTTTTCATTAACACGGATTACATTTTCTTGCGACCTCACCGCGATCGCAATATGGTCCCTTTGGACCCGGATCGCTTTTCCACTAACCAAGACGCCACAGTGAAACTGATTGCGTGGGCCGGAAATATGGCCTGTAGCAACCGTTCTCTGCAAGGCGTGATTGTCAACTAAAGGAGTGAAGATATGTCTTATTTAATTGGGATTGATGTCACTACTGTTAGTGACATTCCTGTAAACACCGAAGGTGCAGTTTACACCGCAGATACCGGCGAAAAGTACAAGTACGTCAAGGTTCGTAATGAATCTGCGACTGTAGTTGGCGCTGCTGGTGATATTGTGGCGTACCTGAAGGAGCCTACCTCGAGCGAAAGCTTTACGGTAGTAACCGACAACACTGACGCGGCTACCAAGCCTGTCGGTGCTGGTGTCTTGCAAGCAACCATCGTTGGTGCTGCTAACACAGCCGAATGGGTGTGGGTGCAGGTTCAAGGTGCGTTTACGGCCAATCAAAACCTGGCTGGTACGCCTGCTGATGGTGATGCGCTGTTCTTGTCCACTACGGACATGGTGCTAACCCTTGCCACGGCAGCAGATGACCCGATTTGCGCTTTTGCAATCGACGATTCTGCTGACTTGTGCATGGCGGCATTCGCGCACTAACGGAGCATTTTGCTCAACAAAGGGGGTCTTCGGGCTCCCTTTTCTTTTCTATAGCTATGGAGCGACCTATGTCTGACAACAGCATTTTTCCCGAGTTTTATACCGAAGCAACACAGCACAGAGGCAGGACCGAGGAAGAAGGACGCCCCATATTTGTGGATAGGGATTTTGTACGGATACACATTGCCGGTGACGCCAAAAACGTCATTGAGCGTCCCGTGAGGGAAGACGACAAAGAACGCTGGCGGCCACAGTACGAAGCCTTCAAAAAGGGCGAGGAAGCACCGTTAGACGGCACCCCCCTGAGTGAGTGGGGGCAACTGACAAAAGCCCGTGTAAAGGAACTGGAGGCGCAGAACATACGCACCCTGGAGGCATTGTCCGAGGTACGCGATTCTGCCATCGGCGGCTTGGGTATGGGCGGTCGGAAGCTGATTAAGGAGGCAGAGGCGTATCTCAAAGCCGCCAAGTCCAAAGCAGGTAATGCAAAACTTGCGAAGGAAAACGCCAGGCAACAGGATGAAATCGACCTTCTGAAAAAGCAGATAAAGGAACTGAGCGACGCCCTGGGAGTTAAGAAAGTAGCATGAGTCTGCTAACGATCTGCCAGAACGCCATTAACAGCGTTCCCCTCAATTCACCTGGGACAATCATTGATAACTCCAACAGGACGGCTTTGTTATCCTTAGCGTGCGCGCAGCAGGAAGGCAAGGCGCTGATGAGGCGGGACAACTGGGTTTCCCTTGTCACTGAACACACGTTTTCCACGGCAGACGGTACGATTGATTATGCACTCCCCACCGACTTTGACCGCCTGGAGAACGACACCTTATGGGACAGGTCGAATTTCGAGCACATCCGTGGGCCATTAACCGCCCAAATGTGGCAGGCATACAAGAGTTCCATACTGTCCTCGACCAATACGGTCTGGAAGCGGTTTCGTATACGCAATGTCTCTGGGACTACCAAATTCAGCATCCACCCGACCCCGGACGCCGTTGATAACCTTGTTTTTGAGTATGTGAGCAAGAACTTTTGCGAGACTTCGGGCGGGACGGGTCAAGCAGCGTGGGCGGCTGATAATGACGTTGGTGTGCTTGATGAATACCTACTTGAATTGGGTGTGAAATGGCGACTGTTGAACCGTTTGGGTATGGAATATGCGGAGGAACGTGAGGAATACGAAAGACAGGTATCTATGGCTATCGGGAGAGATGGTGGAGCACCTACCCTGTCAATTAGTACAACCCCCTCATACCGTCTATTAGGGCCACAGAACGTCCCAGAGAGCGGTTATGGCTCATAAGGGCAACCGTGAGGCCAAAGCCTACCCGTTTAGCCTGCCGTCACCCACAGGGGGCTGGAATACCCGTGATGCGCTTGACGCTATGGCACAGACAGACGCGGTGTTTTTGGACAACTGGTTTCCCTCGACAGGAAGTGTGAAGAAGCGGCCTGGTTATACCTCCCACGCTACAGGGATGGGGTCGGGTAATGTCGATACCCTGGCGGAATACCACTCAGGCACCACCCGTAAACTGATTGCAGGGGCTAATGGGAACATTTACGACGCCACAAGCAGTCCCAGTTCGTTAGGGTCTGGATTTAGCTCAAACCAGTGGCAGACGCAGAATTTCAACGGCAGATTGTTCCTGGTGAATGGGAGTGACGCCCCCCAGGACTACAATGGGTCTACTTTATCCGCTACCAGTTGGTCAGGGGCGGGGATGACTATTTCCACCCTGTCCGGGGTGAATGCCTTCAAGAACAGGTTGTATTTTTTAGAAGCAGGCCAAGACTTCTGGTATGCCGACCCGGCGGCGATTACCGGTACATTGACTAAATTCCCCCTGTCCAGGGTGGGGCAGTTTGGTGGCAATCTCATTGCAATGGGTACATGGACGCACGATGGGGGTGATGGGGTAGATGATTACGCCGTATTTATCATGTCGAGCGGTGATGT